TCAAATTTCAAGGTTTTGAAAAATCTCTTTGACTTTGTGGTCATTCTTCTCTTTCAAACTTTCGATTTGATGGGCGTAAGTTTTCAGTGTAATATTCAAATTTTCGTGCCCTAAAAGTTTTGAGACGGATATTAAGTCTACTTCTTTATAAATCAAATAAGAGGCGTAAGTGTGTCTTAAAGAGTGATTGGTGTAGTTTTTACCGGTCACTCTTTTTATGACCTTATTTGTAGCGTTATTGGACGCTCCGTAGCATATACGCCCTAAGTCATTATCTTTGTAGTAATTGTCTCGATAAAATTTTAAAACTTCAAGGCTGTTGTGGTCAATAGGGACTACTCGCATAGATTGTTCGTTTTTTGTAGCGCCAAAATCTTGTGATATAGAATAATCAAAAGACTTATTAACTTCAATATAGCCATTTTTGAAATCAACATCCTTCCATGTCAATCCTTGCGCTTCGGCAAAACGTAAACCAGTGACGCCGATTAAAAAAGTGGTGAAGTATGATGGATGCTTAATTTTTCCTTTGGCTATTTGCAGATAGTGCAAGTATTCGTCTTCCTCCATAAACTTTTCAGACTCTTGCTTACCAGACTTTTGAGCTTTTACAATAGCTCCGTCTGCAAAATTGTCCCGAAGGATACCATCACGAATAGCCATCTTACAAGCGCCCTTAATTTGATAATGAAATTTTTCAAGTGTCGACTGTGCGACGTTTTCCGCAAACTCGTTTAATATTTGTTGATAGAACGTGTGTGTGATACTTTTAAGTTTACACTCGCCAAAAAGTCGTTCAATGTGTCTGAAATTCTTCTCGTAAGTTTTCCAAGTTTTAGGGGTAACATGCGGTCTCTTGTATATGTCTGCCCAGCGCTTGTTGTAATCAAGCACTGTGATGTCTAGTAATGCGTCTGAAACAGTGCTAAGTTCTAATTCAACTTGTTGTGCTGCCGTTTTGGCTAGTGTCTTGGTCTTGAAACCACGTTTTGACTTTTCACGTTTCTTACCATGGCTGTCTCTATATGTAATACGATATTCCCAGCCTGAATCCAATTTTCTAAAAAATGCCATGTTGTTTTTACCTCATTTTTTTGTTAAAATGGGTATAGTAAAAAGGGCTTTTTAATGCCGTTTACTATACATGGTTGCCTCACGCTCAGACTCGCCAAAGTTTGAGAGCGTGGGGATTTTTTGTGTTCTTATTTATTTTGTCGATAAAATGGTTACGATGATTGCTAGTATACCAAGTAAGGTACTAACTAACAAACCGATAAACCAGTACATAAACTCTTTCTTGCTTTTGGCTTGCTCTTCTAATCTCTTGTTTTCTTGAGTTAGTAACATAGTCTCAACACGTTTCTCGAAATTATCAAATTTTAAATCGACTTTTTCAAATCCGCTACGCATTTCTTGTCTGAGTTGGTCGATTTTAAAATCAACTTTCTCGAATCCGTGCTGAGTGTCAGAATTGATTTTATCCAACTTCAAATCAATTTCATCTTTTGTGTAGTAGTTTTTTTCCATGTCATAACCCCCAAATGGCTTTTCTTTTATTATACCATTATTCTGTATGGGTACAGATTTAGAATCAGAGAATAATGCAGTAACGTTATTATCGTTCATTAAGCCCCTCCAAAATAATAATAATTAGCAAAAGAAGACAGTTCTTTGTCATCTAGGAGAACAAACTCTATTTTATATGCGCCTTCGTGAGTCACATTAAACTTGAATTGTGTTTTTATAAAGGCTTGCCCAACCCCGTTATGCATCAAAATCATATTGTCTTTTTGGATTGAAAAATTTTGAGTATCTATTTGCAATACTTGAAGAGGAGTTGTATCTGATGTAATACCTATTTGGATAGTATAGTTCTTGTCTGGAATAATATTCAAAAGCATTACCGATACATTTAAGTCGAAGTTTACAGGGAAATTTTTGACACCATAAAATTCTGTAAAGTCGGTATTGTCATCGTCGTTAATAGTAGTTCTAACTTGAGCTATCTTTTCGTTAAAGCTTTCCACAGTCTACCTTTCTCTATAAATATCTACGACTTCACCGATAATCCTAAAGTCGCTATCGGCATCTACTGGTATATCGTCATAGTCAGAGTTTAGACTATGTAGAAATGCGCCTGCGTCTCCTAGCAGTAGTTGCTTGATATAAGCGTCACCGTAGTACTCAAAAACGCCTATATCGCCGTCTGACAGTTCTACGGTGAGCTTGACAAAGACATAGTCGCCAGAGTGGTATTCTGGCTCCATGGAGTCGCCATAGACTGGAATAACAAAGTCTGCATCAACATCCACTGGCAACTCAATCTGTTCCACTTGTACATCGTTCAGATATTGACCTGTACCTGCCGAAGCAGGCTGGTCGTAGTAGTTGTAGGAGTAGAGGGCGCGTGGCTCTTCTACTGTATTGTTACTGTCTTCTGCTGTACTTTGTTTATCTAGGAGGCCATTTCCGTAGCGTACCCAGCGTTTATGATTATTCGGGTGTAATTCCTTGTCCAAGTGCAAAACGTCTGCCGAGGGGCTGTCTGGGGCTTTCTGTGAAATTGCTGGAGATGGTTTTGAACTATTAAATAGGGCTTGCGGTGTAACATTTAGAGCTTTAGCGTATGTTCTTATATCCAATTCATCTAACTGTCTCTTCCCGTTTTCGTGATTTGAGATTGTATTTTGTTTAAAACCTGTTAATTTTGCTAAATCCTTTTGAGTTAGCTTTTTTGACTTTCTTATTGATTTAATAGCATTTCCAAGGATGTTCATAAGCTTCGCATTCCTTTCTACATATAATATAACATAATGAGATAAAAAAATAAACAAAAAAATCTCAAAAAGAGATAAAAAACAGTTGACAAAATATCTCAAAATGAGATATAATATAATCAAGGTCAAGGAAGTGACCTGAAAATAACAAAAGGAGGTACAGCTAATGGCTAAACATGAAAAAGAGCCTAAACACAAGGAACTAGAGTTCGAAGTCAGTTTCCTTACGTTTAAGCTCAGATTCAAATTCATAATCAAGTGGTAGCTTGATTAGTGAGGGGCGTAAGCCTCTCGCCCCGTTACGGGGTGTGGTTATAGTTTAACATATTTAGTTGTACCTTCGCAAGAAAGGAAGTAGAAACATGAAATGGAAGAAGTTTCTTTTTGGTGACATTCATTATAAAAATGAATTAGCAGATGGAAATCAAGAAGTAGAATTCAAACTAAAAGGTGGATTAATCCCTAATTTGGTCTTATTGATTGGTGTTATTTGGCTTGTTTGGCTATTATTTAGATAGGAGGGCGAATGAATATTATTATTGTTATTCTTATTTCTTTTATGGTGTCGGTTCTGTCTTCGTTGATAACCATAAAATATGTTACTGAAACATTGGCAGCTTCTTGGTTACATATTTCAATTGATAGTTATCGAAAAGCTCAGGAAAAATACGAAAATTTAGTATAAAGAAAGGATAGAGGGATGAACGAAGAAGACTTGAAAGAATTATTGGAATTCGTAGCGACAGATTATGGACGAGGGTATCTAGATGGAGTAGTTGGGGGAGTTTCAGCACTTTTGAAAACTTCAAAAGAAGCAGAGTGAGTTCTCCGCTTTCATCAAAATTATTTTGATAGCTTATCTACAGCTTAAGGAGAGTAGGGGGAACATTGTGAACGAACTTAAAATCCGTGATGACAAAGTATCTTTGAATGGCGAAGAGTTAAAAACTTTGACTAAATTTGAAATAAAAAGCACAAGAAGCGCTAGGAAGGAGTAGAATATGGCTAAATCAGTAAAACCAGTTTTGTTAATAGAAGTTACTGAAAAACGTGGCACAGGTAATGAGGGTGACCCGGCAAGAGTTGTAGTTCAATATTGGGATTACAACAATAACTTAATTTTTGAATCAGACCCAACTAAGAGGGATTAGTTATCTCTATTTTCAATAGCTTTTCTATATGACTCTGGTAGAGAATTGTACACCTCAGATATTTTTTTAGGTTGAGTAATTCGATTATCTATAATCAGGTTGATAAAATGAAGTAATGAGAGCGCTAGTTCTTTGTTATCTTTGATATTAATTTGTCCGGGATGAACAGCGTTATTCCCGATAACTCTAACACTATCAAGCATTTGCTGAATTTCGACAGGCATCCCTTTAGAAACTAACTTTCCGATTTTTGAATTTAGATCTTTACCCTCGGCTTCAAGTCCGTCTACTAACTTTTCAATAGCCAATCTTGATAGTGCAGCTGAGGCTCTTGGAGATTTTTCAAGGATTTGACCGGCTTCGATAAAGATTTCTTTGACATCGGACGGCATGTTAACGTTAGGTTTAGGGACTTCATTGGATACACTAGGAAATAATAATTTAACATTCACATGACTCTTGTCTAATTCAGCATATGAACCCTCTTTTATTAAAGGGAGTTCATTTGTTAACCAAATAGAGAAGTGTTCACAAGCTTGACATTGGGCGATGATGGTAAACCTTAATGTTTCGGAGTATCTTTGGTGGATCACAACAGGTTCATACATCCATAGATGAGAAGCGAAACCAGAACAATTTGGGCATTGAAAAGCTTTTGAGTTACCTCCAAACCCACCACCTAAAGATAACTGTGAAAAATCAAATTCCATAACATTCTCCAATCATTTTATTTCCATTATACCATTTTAGAAAGGGGGTGAGAGGATGACGAAGAAACAGCGTTTAAAACAACAGCATCTTAAACCTAAAAAACGACTAAGAGAAGAGCGTCTTAAACGTGAATACACAGAAATGTACATGGCTGATTTAATTGGTTTGAAAAATCGCAAAGGTTATTCTGAAAAAGAAGATGGATTGCAAGCATTCAAAGATTACGAAATGGCTATTATTTCTGAAAAATTTGGCATTTCAGAAGCTGAATTATTTTTTTAAAACAAAATATCTCAATATGAGATAAAATTATTAAGAATTAATAGATAAAAACAGAACTTCAATAAACACTTGCCAGCTATTTAGAAAGGAGCTATATGAACAATTTAATCAACGTAACTTTAAACGAAAACCAAGAGCCAGTAGTTAGTGCAAGACAGCTACATAAGAGTTTAGAGGTAAAAACTCGCTTTAGCCAATGGGTAGAACAAAATTTTAAAATTCTGGAAGAAGGTTATGATTTTACAAGTGTAGTCGGAACTACGGTTGTAAATAATGGCGCAAATAGAAAATTGCAAGATTATGTACTATCTTTAGATGCTGCTAAAAATTTAGCAATGGTATCTAAAACTGATAAAGGTAAAGAAGTTAGACAGTACTTTATCCAAGTAGAAAAGGACTTCAACAGTCCTGAGAAGATTATGGCAAGAGCCTTGCTCATGGCAGATAAGAAAATCACAGTCTTAACCACAGAGAATGAGACGTTGAAGCTTGAACTTGAAGAAGCGCAGAAACAAGCCAGATACCTTGACTTAATCATTGAAAGCAAAGCAAGTTTGCGCGTGACACAAATCGCTGCTGATTATGGCATGAGCGCTACTAAGTTTAACCATCTTTTGCACGAATTTGGAGTGCAACATAAAGTTAACGGACAATGGATTTTGTACAAGAAATACATGGGCAAAGGCTATACAGATAGCGCAACCTTTGATTTCGTGGACGGCAAAGGTCAAGCACGCACTCATGTTACGACAACATGGACGCAGAAAGGTCGCTTGTTCTTGTATGAATTGCTTAAAAGCAAGGGGATTCTGCCTTTGATTGAGCGTGAGGATGATTAGGAAGGGGCATAAATGGGAATTTTTGAAAAAAGGGAGCTGGATTTAGCTGAGCGTAAAGTCTTGAAAAACGACTTTATGAACCAGTGGCTTGCAGCTATTGCAAGAGACCTCGCTAAAAACTATGACAACGAAAAAAGCACCCTAGCAAAGTGCGAGATTGCTAAAGTGCTAATTGAGATAAAACAGGCTCTTAAATAAGCCAGTCTTTAACTCTTTGCTTAGCTTCTTCAAGCTTTTCTTGATTGTGATTTTCGATAAATTCAACGGTTTCTTCGTAAAGTTTGACTTTATCAGAAATACTCAAATCAGGATTCGAAGACGAAACAACAGCTAAAGCAAATTTTTCAGCATCTATGCTCATAACATTCACCTCCTCTCTGCTTTCTTTTATTATAGCAGAGAAAAAAAGTGTAGAAAGGAACAAACATGAGACCAAAACGTTATCCGTATAGTGGGAAGCAAAAATTGTCTATCGTAACTTCGATAGACACCGAAAAATTTTCTAATGTTTTAGATAAAGCATTAGATACTAGTTTTCAAGTACAAATAGGAGGAAGTAAGCATGAGACCAAAAAAGTATCCGTATAGTTTTAAAAAACAGCCTATCCAAAACTTAGATAGACTATTTCACAATATAGAAATCAAGCCAAATAATGCAAATGGTGTTCCGACAGTTATTCTTGACGGCGTTGATATCGTAAAGGAAGGTGGAGGGCTGGTTTCGGTCAATCTAAATTGGGAAACATTGACTGACAATTCATCAGGTAAAAATACTTTTTCTATTGAATATCTAAACAAAAAAGGGCAAGTTGTAAAACTTACCCAAGGTGCTATTGGTTTTTAATTAAATCGGAAATAATATTTGCTGCTGTTTGAGACAGAAAATCTAATGTAAATACACCTATTTTAGAAGCTCTTTCCTTGGTATCTCTCCAAATCTTAGGACTTCTAACTGTATCAAGGAATTGATGCCCTTCATAGGTTAGACCCGAAAGAGTTCCATTGTAAAATTTATTATTTCCAAACTGAACTTTCCAATAAACAAAACCCGCTTCTTTAAGCATTTTAAGATGATATAAAACAACATTTTTATCTAACGAGTTTATTCTAGGAAAACGTTCAAAAGAACTTACAACTAAATGTTGGGGGTACTCATGTATTTCTTCAATATCCAAAAGAATATCGCGAGCAATTTCTGGATCAAACTTCATAATAAAAACCTCGTTTTTTGATTACATTATATCAAATTTAGAAAGGACAGAAATGAGAAAACTAAAAAAAGCCTTCGCTATGCTGGATAACGAAGACCTTGCACTATCGATAATCGGCGCTGTAATCACATGGTTGTTCATTTGGTTATCAAAATGAATTAGCAAAAAGCCACTGCGGGAACAGTGGCAAATCAAAACATTACAAGGATATTTTATCATGAACGATTTAATGATTCAACTACTCGACCAGTTCGAAATGGGGCTGAGAGAAAGAGCTATAAAGGTCATGGCTACTATCAATGACGAAAAGCACAGATTTCCAATGGAACTCAATAAAAAACAGTGTTCGTTGATGTTGCTGGGGACTACAGACACCACAACCTTTGATATGCGTTTCAATAGTAAAAAGGACTTTCCTCGTATTAAAGGAGCGCGTGAAAAGTATCCACGAGATGCTGTGATTGAGTGGTATCACCAAAATTGGATGAGGACAGAAGTGAAGCAGTAAGAAATTGGCTTAACAGCGACTGGCAAGATATTGCCTAGAACATAACCCTAGCCGTAACAGTGAGCTAGTGAGGAAGCTGAACGATACCAACAGCAACAACGATTTGATATTCATGACTGTCTCCTTATATATTAAAAAAATATATGAAAAAACATCCTCACTAGTTTTCTAGTGCGGTTAGGGAGTAGAAAGGAAAGTAACAATGGAAGAATTCGGGGTGTTGCTGGCTATGGCAACAATAATAGGCTCGCTCTTATTCGCAATTTGGCTCAATCATTTTCTGTTTGAGATTGCCCCTTTCGTCCGCGCTTGGGGACGTAAAAATATTTCAAAAATATGGGATAGATTAAAGCGAACAACGAAACGATAGCTGTAGCTAATCAGAAAAGAAGAAAGTATGAAACCATCAAAACTATTTAACTGGATTTGGAGCAAGAAACAACAAGAAGAGTACTCCTTCGAACCGGTATGGACACCACGAGAGATTAATGACCAGAAATATGAAGCGCGTCAAAGACGTGAGCGGTATCTAGCTGCTAAGTACCTTAGCAATAATTAGATCACTAACATCTCTCAGCGTGTAGCCATAGCCCTTCCGTGGAGTGTAGCATATACTTTAATACCCCAAATTATAATCTACCTTTCCACACACTTATCTTTTAAAAAAAACAAAAAACATGAAGCGGTGGGGCTGTGGGTGCACGTTGAGAGCACTAAAAAAAGCACAGGTAAGGGCCTGTGCAATCAACAACATTACAAGGAGAATATATCATGAAACAAACAGAAAAACAAGTCGTATTTTACAACGCTGAAAAAGATGGATTTCTTGGAGAATACAAAGACAGAGGCACCCTAGCATTTGAAGCGAGTTTCAGCGAAGGTTTAAAAGATGCTCTATCTATGCCGCTTGAGTCGTATGAAGAACAAAAAAAACGAGATCGACAAGCTTGCTGAAGCGTTTGGCTGCGAAGTACTAAATGTGGAAGCGGAATATAATGTAACCAAACTCGACGGTTCGGACTTCGAGCGTACAGAGCGCGAAGGACTCAAGGAAGACGATATCAAAACACTCCTAGAAATATTGGCGAAGTAACAATACAGCAGTGGTGTGAGGGTAGGTATTAAATATGGCAACATTATATGAATTAACTGGTCAATTCCTTGAAATTTATAACATGGATATTGACGATGAAACAAAACTCGATACGCTCGAAGCGATTGATTGGACTAGCGACTACGAAACTAAAGTAGAAGGCTATGTCAAAGTCATTAAGTCGCTTGAGGCAGACATTGAAGCTCGCAAAAACGAAAAGAACCGTTTAGACGGATTAAATAAGTCCGATCAGTCAAAAATTGACAACCTAAAAGCAGCGCTTGCAGTTAGTATGACTGAAACTGGTCAAACCAGAGTTGATACCACGCTATTCAAGGTTGGTTTCCGTAAATCCAAAGCAGTAGTAGTCGATGAAGATAAACTTCCTAAGAAATATCAAGTAGCGACTTACAAACCGGATAAGAAGACACTCAAAGAGCTGCTTAAATCTGGTAAACATATCAAGGGCGCTGTTCTTGAAGAAAGGAGTAATTTAAGTATCCGATGAAAATTACGAAAGCGACAGAATTAAAAAATAACGATGCTTGTTATCTTATCTACGGAAATCCGGGTTTCGGTAAGACTTCAGCAGTCAAATATATCCCTGGCAAAACACTGGTTATCAATATTGATAAATCAGCCAAAGTGTTAAGCGGTTGTGAAAACATCGATATCGCAGACGTAGACACTCACAAAATTTGGGATGAATGGCTAACAATCGTCAAGGAACTTTTAAAAGGGGCTGGGCAACCATACGACACTATCGTAGTTGACAACGTTTCAGAGCTATTCCGAGCATGCCTATCTAACCTAGGGCGTGAAGGAAACAACAACCGTGTTCCTTCACAAGCTGACTACCAACGTGTTGATTTCACCATCATAGATAGCTTGCGAGCTTTGTTGCAGCTTAACAAACGGATTGTATTTATCGCATGGGAAACATCAGACCAATGGACAGACGAAGACGGCATGATTTACAACCGTGCCATGCCGGATATTCGCTCGAAAATCTTGAATAACTTCCTTGGTCTAACGGATGTGGTTGCTAGACTTGTCAAAAAAACCACTGAGGATGGTGAGGAAGTGAGAGGTTTTATCTTGCAACCGTCAGCGAGTGTTTACGCCAAGAATCGTCTCGATGAGCGAAAGGGGTGTAAGGTAGATGAGCTTTTCGCTACGGGATTACCAGAAGGAACTGATAACTGACATTATCGAATCTATGAAGCGAGGTAATCGCAAAATCATGGTTCAATCGCCCCCTCGAAGTGGCAAAACAGTAGTGATGGCTTACATCGCTAAAAACGCCACTGATAAAAATAAAAAAGTCTTGTTCTTTAGTCATCGCAAAGAGATTAATGAGCAAGTTATAGCAACCTTTGAACGTGGTGGTGTCAATCTTGACAATGTAACCATTGGGACGGTAGGAAGTCTTGTTAAGAAACTAGATAAACTGCCTAAATTCGATGTGATACTGGTTGATGAAGCCCATCATATCAAAGCTAAACAATATCAGACCATCTTAAATTATTTCAAAGATGCAACGCAATTATTCTTCACTGGTACACCTATCCGACTAGATGGCGCTGGTTTCCGTGATTTAGCTGAAGATTTAGTCAAAGGCAAATCAGTTAAATGGCTACAAGAGAACGGAAACATTTCAGAATTTAGTTACTACTCAATCAACCTACTAGATTTAGATAAGCTCAAAACCCGTTCGGGTGAATACACTAACCAGTCCATAGACAGTGCGTTCGAGTCATCGGCGGCAACCTATGGCGATTATATCGACCACTACAAGCGTTTAGCAGAAGGTAAACAAGCCATCGTGTATGTTCACAATGTGGAATATGCTGAACGAGTAGCCAAACGATTTAACGAGAATGGCTATAATGCTGCTATCGTTTCTGGAAAAACGCCCAAAAAAGAGCGTGCTGAAGCTATGGAACGCTTTAGAAATGGCGAGCTAATGATTATGGTAAACGTCAACCTATTCACGGAAGGCATTGACCTTCCAAACGTAGATGTTTGCATCATGCTGAGACCTACTAAATCACTATCGTTGTATTTACAATTTGCCATGAGGGCGTTAAACCCCAGAGAAGGCAAAAGAGCTATTTTGATTGACCACGTTGGGAATTACAATACCCACGGATTACCAAACGATGACCGTGAGTGGACATTGGACGGTGTTAAAACTAACAAGAATAACAGTGAGAAATCAACTGTTACTTGCGAGGATTGTTTCGCAACATTTTGGCGAGATCAATTAATTGACGGGAACTGTCCTTATTGTGGAGCAGTGGTTGTTAAGAAAAAGGAAATCAGAGATGTTGAACAAGAAAGCATTGATATCGAATTAGAAGAAATAAACCAAGGAATGGAATTTGTTTCCATCCAAGGTGAGATGGTAGAGGTCAAAAAAGAAGAAGCGGAAATTTATCGCAGAGTTAAGACCTACAAGAAAAATTACACACGTTGTAAGAACCTAGCGGAACTTAAAGCGTTCCGACTACTTAATGGCTATCAACCAGGCTGGTTGTGGCACAAACAAAATGAATTAAAGATTTGGAGATAAAAAAATTATGGGAATTCTTTCAGTAAATTATGAAGCAGCAGAACAATTCGCAGCAATCGAAAACGGGACTTATGAAGTCTATGTGGCACAGGCTGAACAATCAGCAACTCAAAGAGGAACTGATTTCTTGGATATTCGTCTTAAAATTCGAGACGACTTCCAACAAAAATTCCGTAACAATTTGATTTTTGACAAAGTCTATATCAATAAGAGCACTTTGCAATATCCAGAGTGGGCACTTCAAATGTATTGTAAGGCTGCTAAAATTCCGGAAAAGACCGACATTCAAACAATCGAGCAATTCCTAGATCTTATCAAAGGTAAGTCTATGAAAGTAACAGTGGAAAACGAAACTTCTGAATGGAATGGAAAAATGTATGAGAATTTACGTGTTAAAAAACGTGAACAATCAGAGTTGCCACCTTATTCTGCGAAAGCAGAAAAAGCACCCGAAGTATCAGATTTAGATTTGCCATTCTAAAACTATGGTAGGGATGGTAGATTACGCCCTGCATTATCAAAAACTAGGTTTTTCGGTCATCCCAATAGACAAGGCAAGCAAACGTGCAGTCACTAAATTCAAAGATAAAACATTTAGTGAGGAAGAAGTTAAACGTTTGTGGCACGAACACCCAGACGCCAACATTGCACTACGGACGACTGACTTCTTTGTTATCGATATCGATGTTTCGGAAAGTGAGGATGGCTACCAATCTTTAGAAGATTGGGAATTATCCAAGTATATTCCGAAAACATTAACGGCTAATACGCCTTCTGGTGGAAAACATATTTTCTTGAAAAAACCAAAAGACGTAAATATTAGCCAAGATATTCGAGTTAAACCTGGTATTGATATTAAGGCAAACAACAACAATTACATTTTAGTAGCACCAAGCAATAACCCGAAAGGGAAATATTCTTGGAACAAGGACACTGACACGATAGCTGAAGCCCCTAAAGAAATAGTGGATATCCTGAAATCGGAGCAGGAATATAAACCTTTAAGTTTTTCAACAAACTATAAAAAAGGTGAGTTTTCAAATAAAACAGCTAGATTATTCGAGCAAATCGTTTTCGGTTTTGGTGATAAAGGCGGAAGAAATAACGCCCTAGCTAGTTTTGTTGGTGGGCTGCTAATTCGTGAGGTAGATGTAGATGCAGTATATTTGTTGGCAAAAATTGCCAATCACTACACTCCGGAAAGTTTGTCAGACAGCGAGTTCGACAGGACGTTTACAAGTATGCTTAGAAAGGACACAGACAGTAAACATGAAAATACCGCCACACATTCAACAGATTAATGAAGAATACAAGGAAAGAGTTGTTGACCGTCCAGTGTTCCTAAAAAAACCTAACGATTGGCGAGAAATCCGTTTGGCATGTAAAAATTACCGTGAAACGTGGTTGGAGAAAGCATCGTGGAAGAAACCCAACCAATATGGCGTAGAGGAGAAGAAGGATAATCCACCTACCCGCCTAACTGAATTAGCAGTAGCGGAAGGGATGGAAGAAATCCTCTATATCATTAACCTTCCTAATGATCGTGTGGCTATTTATGACCCAGACAAAGGTTACTATCACAAAGACCCTAGTTTTGCTTATCGTGTCATTCGTTTGTTAGAACCTAATTTCAACGAAACCAAAGCTAAAAATGTTCTATTCATGCTCGCATCGACTACTAGGGTTAACCAACGGGATGATTTTTCTTGTAATTTCGCAGTCGGTGAATTCGAAGAACCTAATCGCTTCATTCTCGTTAAAAATGGCATCTACGATAAGAAAGAACGCATTCTAAAACCATTCACGCATGAATTTGTAGCTTTTTCAACGATTGCAACATCTTACGACCAATTCGCAGAATCACCAGTGATTGACGGTTGGGATGTGGATGGTTGGTTACTAGACCTTATGAGTGGGGATGAAGCCCTTGTAAAACTTATCTGGCAAGTCATTTCTGCAAGCCTTAACGGAAATTACTCTTACCGAAAATCTATCTGGTTTGTCGGTGAGGGTAATGACGGTAAGGGAACAGTGCAGCAACTCATTACTAATTTAGTTGGAATTAAAAATATCGCTAGTTTGAAACTTAACCAATTCTCAGAACGTTTCTCACTTTCGATGATTGAAGGAAAAACGGTCATTATCGGTGACGACGTCCAAGCTGGTATCTACGTTGATGAATCTTCTAACTTTAACTCGGTCGTAACGGGTGAACCAGTGTTGGTAGAGGAAAAAAACAAGCAACCTTATACCACAGTGTTTAAGAAGACGGTTATACAGTCCACGAACGAGTTACCACGGTTTAAGAATAAGACAAACGGAACTTATCGACGTTTTGTGATCATACCGTTTAAAAAATCATTCAGCACAAAGGATGATAATTGGGCAATCAAAGACGACTACATTTATCGCAAAGATGTCCTCGAATATGTTTTGAAGAAAGCATTAGAACTATCCTTCACTCGATTTGATGAACCACAAGCATCTATTGAAGCCTTGGAAGATTTCAAGGAAAGCAACGACACGGTTAAATCATTTGTAGTCGAATGGTTCGACAAGTTCGAATCCACTCGCCTTCCCTCAAGGTTTTTGTGGTGGTTGTATCAGGAATGGTGCAAGGAAGAAGGCGTTACTAAATTGACAAAACGCAAGTTTGAAAATCAATTAGCCAAAGTAGTACCGTCTGAATGGGTTAAGAAACGGGCTATACCGGGACGGGGTTTCATCCCTTCAGTCGATGTTCCAAAGCATTACTACACATTCTCTTGGTCGGATGAAGAACGTGATGCAACGACTGTATGCTATGAAAAAATTACCGTTACCGTTTAGATTACCGTTTAAAACGACATACGGTAACCCTCACAAACCCTTTACCCATACCGTTTTACACTATTGTATTACCTTATTACCTTATTTATATATTGAAATAATAAATAAATAAATAAATAAAATATATATAATGTGAACTTATAACGGTAAGGGTAATATTCGACATAAAAAACAGTCAAAACCGTTGGTATTACTAGGTTTTGAGGTGATTACCGTACTTCAAACAAGAAAGGTAATTTTTAAGTGAATTCTGAACATAGTATTCAAAACCAAATTCGAGTGGAATTATCAAAAGCTGGCTATATGGTATTTCGAATAAACGTTGGTAAGGTCAGAATGGCCGACGGGCGTTGGTTTGATACTGGAGCACCAAAAGGGTTTTGTGACCTGTTTGGCTTTAGACCAGATGGACAGATATTTTTCATCGAAGTTAAAAATGAAAAAGGTCGTGTGAGAGAAGACCAAAAGAAATTTATGGATGCCATGCGAAAACGCGGAGCACTCGTAGGCGTGGCAAGGAGTGTTAAGGAGGCTATGGAAATAGTCGATGGTAAAACGGTGGAATGACCGTATGGCTGGCATTAAATATGCACCAAGGCCATACGAACCGGTAACGGTATTAGAATATGTAGAGTTTTTTAGACTCTGGTTTTATACCACGCATCAAAAGAAAGGTGCAGTGGCAAACAAGCTAGGTATTGGGAATAAGAAACTCAACCGCATACTACTATTGGAACAATTACCAGACGAGGAATTACTAACAAGAATGGTGGAATTATATGAAATACAAAGTAATCGTCTATTACGACAACATGGAAGATAGTGAGCAAGTCTTCAGCAATAAGAATGATGCGATTAACGAAATGCACAGATTAGGTGTGAAATATCGTAATGCACGGAAATATAAGGTTGAAATGGTGGAAATTGATGATTAGAACGAAGTATTTACGTGAGGAAACTGACACTCTTAACCATCTAGGAATTGATAAATTAATCAATAATTTTCTTGCCAAAAACCCAAATATAGAAATGATTGATATTAAATATCAATCTAACGTGGCGGTAGCAATTTATGAGCATGGCTTTTGCAGAACGTATGATATATCAGCACTGATTATTTACAAGGAGAACTAACGATGATGAATAGAAATGAAGCAGTACAGAAATTAGCAACAGCTGGACGCCTTTCAATAGCCCATGCTGAAGATTTATATGATTCGTTCTTTGAAAAACCAGTAGTACCGCAGTTCGTGGCAGAGTGGTATGAGGAAATTAAAGGTGAATTTTACTTAAACTTACATTACTTGGCTTGGGATATGTTTGAAAGTTTGGACGAAGATGCCTGTGTACCTAAAAAAACATTAAATGACGATATCACACGTTGGTATCGCAAAAACGAAAATGCTATCAAAATAATTGTCAACATGCATCAGTTTGGCTATGAGGTCGAGGAAGAGCCTAGATACACAGTTGAAATCAAAGGGTTTGACAATGATGACACCTTTTTGAATTACAATACAGATTGGGACTTTTGGTTTCTTGACGACGATGGCAGGACGGAGGAGGTAAGAGTAGCCCACACCCGCAAAGAGCTAGAAGCGAACGGTTTTGGCTGGGTATTCGACTGCGAGGGCGTGGAAGTTAAGGAGGTGGACGAATGAGCAAACCTAAAGTCGGGTCGTATTGGACGCACAAAAAACTGGAAGAGATTACAAAATCCTCTGTGTCGGGTTGTGGGAAGAAACGTTAGAAAAATGCGTTGTTTACGTCTCAGAAGATAATAACAAATGCTGGATTAGACCTCTTGAAATATTCATGGATGGACGATTTGAGGAGGTGGAATGAATGGGTAGATTTATAAAAATAAACACACTATACCGTGGTAATGTTGAAGAAAAGATTTTGAATGTGGATGATATAGCAAATATAAACATCGGGCCAAATATGATCTTTATAAGAACTCCATTTTTAGATGGTTCGAACAATTTATCAGTGACAGAAGAAACCATTAAAAAATTAGAACGAATTTTAGAAGTGGTAGAGGTGGAATAATGGTAAAACTCTTAATTATCGCAGAGCCTGAAGAACCGACGTATGGCAGTATCTCAGAACTAATCGACAAGGTCAATGAGTGGGCAGACGAACGCAACTTACAACAAGCAGACCCAAAGATTCAGTGGATGCGAATCACGGAGGAAGTCGGAGAAATTCGGGATGTACTCTTGAAACCGACTAAATTCACGGAGCCACAAGCAGCACTCAAGGATGCTATCGGAGACACACTGGTAACAATCATCGTGCTGGCACATCAACTAGACCTTGATGTTACTGAGTGTCTAAGCATTGCTTACGATGAAATCAAGAATCGGAAAGGAAAGATGATAAATGGAACTTTCGTCAAAGAAGAAGACCTCTAAACGAGAGAATCAGCTTGTAGTAGCAACAGTTCTATTGCTGATAGCACTAGGAATTAACATCGCAACTGTAGTTAGCGTACTGAATCGACCAGTGGAAGCCATTGTCGTGCACAAGGCCGACAATGCCACTGTATTGCATGGAAAAGTGACCGGAAAGAAAATGGTAGGGAAACTCTACACGCTCGATTGTGGGGCGTATGGCAAGTTCCTAGTAAGCAAGGAACAGTACGACAGCGTTCAGGTAGGGGATGAAATTCCAGAGTATTTGAAAGGACGAGGAAATGAAAAATAAAATTATTACATTGGCAGTAGTTAGCTTGACAGGACTTGCATTGTTGGCCGGTTGTTCGGAGGCTGATAAGGTCTCTTATAATGTCAGCAAGGAAGCTGATAATTTCAATGTTCGTAGGCGTGTAACAGTTATCAATACACGTACTGATAAGATTGAATTTACTGCAAAAGGATTGATTTCTGTATCAACAGAGAATAAAAGCAAGCTAGTCATCATCGCTGAAGTTGCAAAAGGCAAATATAAGAAACATCTTGTTAATCTAACAGGCAATAACATGTATGTTGTCGAAGATTTAACTGAAGGTACGAAAGTCAATAAGTACAAATATGAAGTCGAGTACATGCCTGAAAGCATTATTCCTGTAACTGTAACAAATAACGAATAAAGAAAGAACTAGACTTAGCTTTTTACGACAACGTGATAATTCATTCTGTTATAGCACGCAAAAAAGCCGCAGACTAGTGCGACTCTTTGTTACTCAACATAACTATATTATAGCAAAGAAGGTCTGCAATGAAAACTAGCCAGCGATTGAAAGAGTTGAAAGCACTAGACAGATACATAGATAGCCAGCTTGAACGTATCCAAAAGCTGGAAGCAAGTGCCACTAAGGTAACCGCCGCTTTGCCACAAGCAGACAAGATTTCTGGTGGTATGAAGCGTAAGCAGGATGACATCTATGTAGAGCTGATTGATGAGGAAGAAGAGGTGAAAAAGCTATGTAAACAAGCGATACAAAAGCGCAGAGAGTTTTATAATCTAATCTATCAAGTAGACGACTATCAAGCTAGAGATATGCTGACGATGGTCTATATTGATAAGCTGTCACGTTTTGACATTATGGATAAGTTAGAGCTAACTGCAGACAGCCAATACTACTATCTGTTAAGAAGAGCGCACAAAAAGATAGACAAACGCTGTTGATTTAAGTAAAACGGAGCGCAGTCTAAAATCAAAGTGGTATAGTAGTAGCATAAAGAATTGAAACAAAGGCACCTTGGGTTTGAATCCCAGAAAAGCTTCTGAAAAACTTCCAGCTTGGGTTACTGGTGGCGACGGAGTAGGATGTTTTAAAGTCGTGCTAAATAATTACGGGTCCTGCAATGAGTCGAGTCACATCGGAGTCATTGAAAAATAAATGGAAAGGGTAAACATCTTGTGACGGATGCCTAAAAAAACGATACACAATCCAGGTTGAGTGTATCACGCTTGTTTGTGCACCTTTTGGACAAGCGGTAGGAATATAGCTCAGATGGTAGAGCGACAGACCTTTAATCTGCATGCGTAGGTTCGAGTCCTACTTTTCCTATTACAGTCACACAATCGTGTGGCTTTTTAATTTAGATTTGGAGGTGATTGACATAGCTAGAGTTAGACGTTGCAAGTACGCAGGTTGCAGAACCTTTGTAGATATAAGCGACGGGTACTACTGCAAGGAGCACGCAGACCAAGCACCTAAGCGTGAGGTATACTCACGTACGAAGTACAACAAGTACACACGCAACAGGTCAGAAGATAAGCGAGAGCAATATAATTTTTATCGAAGCAAGATTTGGTCGAGCCTAAGACGAGTAGTCCTAGAACGTGACCACTATCTATGTCAATACTGTTTAGCTCTAGGTACTGTCACACCGAACAGCAAGATAGGTGACCACGTCACACCCTTCGAGGTAGCGCCTGAACTAAGGACGGACCCGAAGAACATTGCGACAGCTTGCAGAGCTTGCGATAATGCCAAAAGGACGCTAGAACAGCAAATCTATGGCACAGGGCAAGGTAACACGTTGCATAACCAACAACTACGGCTCACGGTCAAAGAATGGGCGCTAAAAATCAAGCACGCACGAGAAGGCCTCTAAGAAGCCCGTAGAGTGATTTAAATTGGCGGAGGTATAATTCATCAAAACAAAATTTAAAACGTGCCCCCGCCCCTGTATGAGCCAAGGAAGAGCCACACAAAGGTGTTCGCTTGTGTCGGACACCAATTTTTCAGATTTTTAAAGGGTGTCAAAATGCACTAGAAGGAGGTGAGGTGCACTTGGTTAAAAATCCATTTTATAAGCAAAATAAAGGGCGTTTACCGAGTGACCCACCAAACTATTTAGGACAAGTAGCTAGGGAGGTTTGGCGCAAAGTCGTTCCGTTTTTAGAAGGAACAGGCAAGGTCGAGCGCATAGATACATTCTTGGTGGAATCTTATTGCACTAACTACGAAATTTACAAGATGGCTTACGAAGACATCAAGCTAAACGGTATCCAGCAGGAAATCAAAAAGCCTGTACAGGCGCAGGGTAGTGGTGAGATTTTAGATGAAATGTCGCTTGGCTTTAAAAAGAACCCAGCGGTTGCCACGATGAAAGATGCAACAACTACGCTGAATCAGATAGCTATGCAACTAGGTCTTACGCCGAAAGGCAGGGCAGAGTTGCTGACGATTGCCGATAGTAGCAAGCCTGAAAAATCGACTGCTGAAATGATGCAGGAATTTTTAAATAGTTAAGCTTGGATTTAAAATCCAAGCTTTTATTTTGTGATAGAAGGAGGTGAAAGAGATAGATTTAGCAAAAACTCACGATATTGTTGGTGCTTATGGAACATATAACTTTTTTGATATTCGTAACGAATACGCAGACCCAGGCACTCAATATGCTTTTGACGTTTTGGATGGTAAGAAACAGGCTGGGTACATGATGCAACTTGCTTGCTTACGGCATTTGCGAGACTTAAGACATCAAAGCGAACCTGATTTCCCTTACACTTACGACTTAGCGGAAGCTGGCAAGGTGTTGAAGTTTGCCAAAGTCTGTCCTAACGTGGATACTGGTGAGCCTACAGCGCTTATGGGTTGGCAAGAATTTTTGCTTAGCCAATCTTTTGGCTGGCGCAATGAAACGGGTGGTAAACGCTTCTCGCAGGTCATTGTTTCTGTTGGTCGTAGTCAAGGAAAAACGTACATACAAGCTATTTCTATGTGCTTTTCTTATCTCTTTGAAAGCCTCGGACTGTCTAACCAAGATTATCTAGTAAGTTCAATCAACTTCAAACAGACCATGAAGTTAATGGGCTATATCAAGAATATGCTTAAACAGATAATCACTAAAGAACCGTTTAAGTCTCTAGCTGAAGAGTTGGACTTGTCTATCCAGTCAGAACAAGTCATTATGAGAGCCAACAACAACGTTTTGCGGGCTATTTCGAGCGAAAGTGGTAACTATGACGGATTCCACTTCACTAATGCGATTATGGATGAGTCGGGTGATTTGAAAGACCGCACGAGCATTTCTAAAATCGTTTCAGGACAGGTTAAAATCCCGAACCGTCAATTTATCCAAATTTCCACCGCTTACCCTAATCCGACTTCACCTTTAAGAAAAGATGAACGGATCATGCAGGGGATTATGGAACGTGATGACAGGTCGGGTGACACCCAGCTTTGTCTTGTTTGGTCGCAGGATAGCCCAGACGAGGTTTACAAACCCGAAACATGGAGCAAGTCAAATCCCTTACTAGACCTTGAAAGTGAACATGATACGCTTCTAAAAGGTCTTATGGACAAACGAGATGCCGACCTTTTATCGGGGAATTTAAACGATTTTCTGATTAAAAACATGAATTTATGGGGCAAACAGGATGAAAATAGCTTCTTGAAGCTGGAAGACATCGAGCGCTCGGTTATATCGGATTTTGACATCAAAGGTAGGCAAGTTTATATAGGTGTTGACTACTCTATGTTTTCGGATAACACGGCTTTCGGCTTTGTCTATCCATATCAGGATGAAGATGACAATCCTAAGTACCATTTGGAGCAACACAGCTTTATTCCGTGGCAACAAGCAGGGTCAATTGAAGCTAAAGAGAAGATGGACGGTATCAACTACCGAGATTTAGCAGATAAAGGATTCTGCACTATTACAAGCCACCCACAGGGGCTTATCAATGATGATGAGGTTTACCAGTGGTTATGCGAGTACGTGGAAGATAATGAGCTACAAGTGCTTTTCTTTGGCTATGATAGCATGGGTGTCTCTAAAGTTATTAAAGCTTTGGAACTTAACACCAGCTATCCATTAATGGCTATCAGACAGCGCACAAGCGAGCTTAAAGACCCAACCAAATTCTTGCAGACACTCTTTATTGAGGGAAACTGTACACGGCTTGATGATGAAATCATGGAGAAGGCGCTGGTTAATGCGGTTATCAAGGAGGATAAAATTGGTATCCAGGTAGATAAAAAGATGTCTACACTGAAGATTGACGTTGTGGACGCTCTGATAGATGCACTTTACCAAGCCATGTTTCATTTTGAGGACTATGGACTAGCTCAAAATAACTCTTATATGGTGCAACATATGTCACAGCAAGCGGTGCTTGATTGGTTTAATAACCCAGATAGTGGCTTGCTGGGTGATGATTTTGAATAAGGAGGTACAGATTTGAATATTTTCAAGTCTTTTTTTAGTGCAGTTTGGTCTATTTTCGACCTGATCTGCTTTATTTTGGCGTCTATTACTGCAAACGTGACAACATATCGCATTAATGAGATCGCTTTCGGAATCAGCATGACCGTGACCTTTATTTTAGCTGGTTTGGTGTCCGAAATGATTTCTAAGCCTAAAGAATAGGCTAGAAAGGAGGTGAAACTAATTGCCGATATTTAATTTTTTAAATCAAGCAACGGAAAGCCCACCAAGAGGTGATCCGAATGTTTTTTTAGCGCAGATGACTACGAGTTTTTAAAAGCGAACCTGACTGGAAACGAGTGGGTTTCTGCTAAGACAGCTCTACGCAATTCGGATTTGTTTAGCATTATCAACCAGCTATCGTCTGACCTTGCGACGGTCAAGCTCACAGCGTCACGCAAAAAGAACCAAGGCATTTTGGATAATCCAACGAACAATGCTAACAGGCATGGCTTCTGGCAGTCTGTCCACGCCCAACTTTTGCTAGGCGGTGAGGCTTTCGCTTATCGCTGGCGCAACGAAAATGGTTCAGACATCAAGTGGGAGTTTTTGAGACCGTCCCAAGTCAGCTATAACGCCTTAGACACCAAAGATGGCCTATATTACAACGTGACCTTTGAAGACCCAAGAAATGCTCCTAAATTGCATGTTCCGCAAGGTGACATCTTACATTTTAGGCTCTTATCCGTGGACGGTGGCAAGTCTGGAGTTAGCCCGCTTATGGCGCTAGGTCGAGAGTTTGAAATTCAAAAGGCCAGCGACAAGCTGACCCTAAACGCTTTGAAAAACTCTCTGAATGCTAATGGTGTCTTGAAAATCAAAAATGGTGGTTTGTTGGACTTTAAGACTAAAATGGCACGGTCAAGACAGGCGCAACGTCAAATGACGGGCGGACCGTTGGTGCTAGATGACCTAGAGGAATTCCAACCGCTTGAAATCAAGTCAAATGTGGCTAGTCTGCTTAGTCAGACAGACTGGACAACCAAACAGTTTGCTAAAGTCTACGGTCTCCCTGATAGTTATTTGGGTGGACAAGGCGACCAACAATCAAGTTTAGACATGATTAGTGGTCAGTATGGCAAGGTGGTCAGTCGCTATCTACGTCCTGTAGTCAGCGAGTTAGTCAATAAGCTAAGCACGGATATTGACACAGACCTGTTTCCAGCCATTGATCCACTCGGTACTGGGTACATTTCGAGGGTTGTCAATTTGGCAAAGAGTGGTGTTATTGCGCAAAATCAAGGGCTTTACATGTTGCAACAAGCTGAAATTTTACCGCAAGAGCTACCAGAGCCAAGTAATCCTAATAATGTTGTTCGAACATTGAAAGGAGGTGAGGAAAATGGGAAAGATTGATATTAAAGGCGACGTCGTTGATGACATGACCGCTGAATGGTACAGTTACTGGGGCATTGACTCGGTGTCGCCAAAGGCTGTCCAATTGGCGATTGAAAACGATGAAGACGATAAAATCACGCTAGACATTGCATCAAGTGGCGGTGATGTCTTTGCAGCAAGCGAAATCTACACGCTTTTGCGAGCCTCTGGAAAGCAAATTACAGCTAACGTCCAAGGCTTGGCAGCTAGTGCAGCTTCCGTGATAGCCATGGCTGGAGATACTGTACGGATTAGTCCAACAGCTCAAATCATGATACACAAGGCGTCTAATGGCAACATTGGCAACGCTGACAGCATGCGCAAGAATGCGGACACGCTAGATAGCATTGATAGTTCAATTGTCAACGCTTATGTTCTTAAAACAGGCATGAAAGACACGGATGTTTTAAAACTTATGCAGGACGAAACGTGGATGAACGCCCAGACAGCAGTTGATAAAGGCTTTGCGGATGAAATCATGTTTGTTAACGAAGACGATCCAGTCTTTACGAATTCGTTGCATACTATGCCGTCGAAAGAAAAACTCAATCAGTTCTTTAATATGCGCCTGAAAGAGAAACAGGCAGCCATTGACAAACTGGAACACAAACCAAATAGCCAGTCTTCCAACTCATTAAGAGAACAGAAGCTGGCTATTTTGCTAGACAAAAATTAAAAGGAGATGATTAAATGACAAAATCAGTAAACGAGCTTAACGCTCTATGGATTGAAGCAGGCCACAAAGTAGAAGACCTGAACGAACAAATCAACACAGCACTGGCAGATGACAAGTTTTCTGCAGAAGCTTTCGCAGACCTCAAAGCACAACGTGACGATGCAAAGGCACGTCGTGACGCTCTTAAAGAGCAAATGGCAGAAGCGCAAGCACAAGCAATTATTGAAGACCCAACACCAGCTGCACCACTTACAGACAAAGAAGAAGCTACAAAAGCGCAATTTGTTACAGACTTTAAAAATTTAGTTCGTGGTAATTACGCACAAATTAAAAATATGGTTTCATCGGATGAATCTGACGGTGCAGGTCATGCTGGTTTGACTATTCCAAAAGATATTCAGACCACAATCCACACTTTGGTTCGTCAATATGATTCTTTGCAAGGATACGTAAACGTGGAATCTGTTTCAACAACCTCTGGTTCTCGTGTCTATGAAAAATGGTCTGATATTACAGCACTTGCTGAAATCGACGAAGAAGGCGCAAAAATCGGCGATAATGATGACCCACAATTAACAACCATCAAATATCTCATCAAGCGCTATGCTGGTATTTCTACAATCACTAATTCACTGTTGAAAGACACTGCTGAAAACATCATTGCGTGGTTATCTAATTGGATTGCTAAGAAAGTGGTTGTTACTCGCAACACCAAAATTATCGCAGCTATCGACACATTGCCAACTAAACCAACGCTTGCTAAATGGGATGACATCATTGACCTTGAAGCAAAAGTTGACCCAGCCATCAAACCAACATCAATGTTCTTGACTAATACATCTGGTTTCACAGCGCTTAAAAAAGTCAAAGATGCAATGGGGAATTACTTGATGGAGCGCGATGTTAAATCGCCTACAGGTTACGTTATTGACGGCTTCCCTGTCAAAGAAGTTGGTGACCGTTGGTTGCCTAACAAAGCTAACGCACATCCGCTTTACTTCGGTGATTTGAAGCAAGCAGTCACCTTGTTTGACCGCGAAAACATGTCGTTGCTGGCTACAAACATTGGTGCTGGAGCGTTTGAAACAGACACTACTAAAATCCGTGTCATTGACCGTTTCGATGTCCGTACAGTTGATAGTGAAGCCTTTGTCCCTGCAACATTTACAGCGATTGCAGACCAAAAGGCTAATTTGACAACTGGCACTGGAGTGTAAGCCTATGACGGTCACGGTTGAAGATATGCGCGTGATGCTCAATTTGGACGATGACGAGGGGGAAAAACTCTTGCTCGTCTATATTGCATCAGCGACAAGTTTTGTTAAAAAAGCAATCAGCACAGAGGCGGACGACGCCTTTTTTGACCGTGACGATGTCGCACCGCTCTTTAAAACGGCGGTAATGGCTCGCACGGGCACACTATATACCTACCGTGTCGACACAGGCGACAGCTCAACTTATCCAATCGACGCCACCACAAATAGCATTGTGGGACAGTTAAGAGGTGTATATGCAGTGTATGCAGAGGAGGAGGCAAATGGCTGAAACCTTTTTACCATCCGAATTTAATAAGGTGGCAGATTTTGGGACGACAAAATCCGTGGAAAATCAGTACACAGGTATATCTATTCCAAAATTCGTGTCGCTTTTTAAATTGCATTATAAACCTCATACTCGCACGCTTAATCAGCAATATCAAGCCACACAGGCGAAGTTAGATGATACCAAGGTAATTATAGTCAGACACAATAAGAAGCTCACAGAGAGTCTGCTAGTGACCATAGACGGTATACAGTACAGCATTGTGTCAATCAGTCCAGACGAAGGCTTTGGATTGAATAAGTATGACTACATCACCTTACGGAAAACTAAGAAGGTGGGCTGATTATGGCTGATTTCGCTAGCGCATTGGAAGAGTGGGCTAAAACCGTGCAAAACATGGTAGAGCTTACGCCGAAAGAACAAGCTGAGATTACCAAAGCAGGGGCAGAAGAATTTAAGAAACGGCTGGAATCTGAAACAAGACAGCGTCACTACTCATCACATAAAGACCCCGTTTATGGGCATATGGCGGATGGATTGACTTTGCAGACTAAAAACGTTGACGGCATCGTAGATGGCAAGTCAACTGTAGGCTGGGAGAATGCTTTCCACGCCACAAACGCAAGACGTTTGAACGATGGCACAAAGAAGTACAAAGCTGACCACTTTGTGACCAACGTGCAAAATTCGGCGGAAACCCAAGAAGCTGTTCTTTTGGCAGAAAAAGCGGAATATGACCGCCTCATGAAGAAGAAAGGAGCTAGTTAATGTCCGCAGTTATGGACGCAAAGAAAATTCTGCAATCGTCTGGACTAGAGCAGCTAGAGTTAATCTATGCTAGCAATATCCCGAAAGAAATGCAGGATAATACCGATAAGACAATCGCGCTCATCACGGACGTTGACATGCGCCTTGACCTTGATGGGAACGACACATTCCACGGAGCTGAAAGAGAGGTAGAAATACAACTCTTCTATAAGCTCGATATTGATTTTGACCTAGATAGCTTTGAATTTGCTTTACTAAAGCTCTTCAGAGACAATCACTGGTCAATTACAGACATTCGAGAGAATACAGTAGACCCAGACACTCTACAAGTGACGTGGGTCTTTTATGTTGTCGAACATAAGATTTTAAATTAAGAAGGAGAAACTAATACATGGCAGTAGTTGGTTTAAAAATGGTAAAGGTTGCCTTGGTTGACCCAAAGACGCAACAACTCATTAAAGGAACAGAAGGTTTGTCAACTGACGGCGTAGTTGAAATTGACTCATCTATGCTGGGTACTAAGACAGCCAACATCTCAAATATCGAAGGATCAGCCACAAAGGTCCCAGGGAACAACGCAGTTCAGGATGTTATCGTTGCACCAGGTTCGCCAACCGTGGCTTTCGATTTTAATAACCTTGACTTTGAACTTAAGCAAAAACTTCTCGGTTTTAAGTCAGATGGAAAAGGTGGCTTCGTGATGCAAGGTGACAAGCCACACGTCGCAGTCTTAATTGAAACAGAAACACTTGACCGCAAACATTCAATCTATTTTGGCTTTGCGAATGGTATTATGCAAGAAAGCACTCAAAACGTTGCTACTGATACAGACACAGCGCAAACTCGTAATGCTGACAACTTGACTTATAATTCTTTGTCAGCCAAAGCTTTTGGCGGTGAGCCAATCAAAAAATATTATTCTGGCGCAGGGTCATTTGATAAAGCTAACATGCTCAAGGAAGTTTTTGGTGGCTATGCAACTAGCGTGGCAGAACATCAATAATTTTTAAGGTTGCATTTTAAATGCGACCTTTTTGTTTTATGTAAGGAGAAATCATGGAAGTTAAAACAATTAAAATCCCAGAAATCGCTAAGAAGCCTTTCCAACTGCTGACAACCAACCGCAACATCATGCGTATGCAACAGTACCAACTCGCTGTTTTAAAAGTTGGAGAAGACGTTGGCGAAGAAGACGTTGCTGGTCAAACTCAAGCTAGTTTAGCAGTTTTGGAAGAAATGCTAAGCTTTATCCGCGTCATCCTCAATCTGGACGATGAAGCCTATGAAAAGCTTTTGGATATGCCTAACGACCGCACACAGGAAGTGGTTAATAAACTTGTGGGTTATCTCTATGGTTTGTCAGACGAAGACATGGCAGAAGCGGACGTAGAAAACCCAAAGGAAGAAGCTTAGGCGAACAAATTTTTGAGCTTGAAAATAAAATTGAAGACATGAAACTGATAGCCAAACAGGCCCTATCAGCATACGGCTGGACGTTGGAAGAATACTACGAAACAGACTTTTACGACCTCATGAACATTTTGGGAGCGAAAGAAGTCAAGGATAGACCAGTAGACCCGATGTCTTTGCTGAAATAAATGGATTTCAAATCCAAAAAATATCTCGGAAAGGAGGAAAAAATGGATAAAAAAGTGCAAGCGACCATGTCGACCGAGATTGCTCTTGACCTCGTGAAAGCAAGCGAGAGCATTAAGAGCATGACTCAACTGGTTAACAGCTCTACTCAAGCATGGAAAGCGCAAGAAGCACAGCTTAAAAGCGCAGGAGATAGCTTAGGTGCTGCTAAGGCTAAATATGATGGTTTAGGTGCATCAATCCAAGCCCAAGAAAGCAAGATTGAAGCCTTAAAACGCAAGCAATCTGAGTTAAAAGGGGATACGCAACAAACCGCTGAACAGTATCTTAAGTATCAGCAACAGATTGACCAAGCGACTGCAAAGTTAGCTAGCATGGAAGCCCAGCAATCCAAGGCTAAGCAGTCTATGGAATACTATTCAAGCGGTTTGGCAGGCTTGCAGACAGACTACAAGAAGATGAACGAGCTGTCAGATAGTTATGTGAAACGGCTTGAAGCCGAGGGTAACAAACGACAAGCAGCGCAAGAAAAAGCTAAAAATCTCAAAGAAGCTACCAAAAATCTAAGTAAGCAATACAAATCGCAAGTTGACGAGCTTGAGAAAATCAAAAACAAAGTAGGCGCAACTAGCGAAGCTTACCACAAGCAAAAGATAAGGGTTAACGAGACGGCTGCGGCTTTAGCAAGTTCAAAAGCCAAGATGAAAGATGCCCGCGAAGAAATGGAGAGGCTCAATCCGACTATTTGGACTCGCATGCGGGATTCTGTCAAGAAGTTTAACAATGAAGCGCAGAAAACAAATAAAATCGGTAGTCATGTTAAAGACTTTGTAACTGGAAATCTGATTGCAAATGGTATTACCAACATCACTTCAAAAGTGGTCGGATTAGCTAAAGAGGGCTATGCCGCAGCAGAAGCAGCGTCCAAGACCGCCGAACGTTGGCAGAATTTGGGATTTGCAGAAGAAGAAATCAAGAGGATCAACTCTACTGTTAAAGACTTAAAATACAATACGAACCTTTCTGGTGGTGCAGTTGGTGATCTGATTCTGAAATTTCACGGAATTACTCACAATGTAGATGAAGCAGCGGAACTTGCGAAAGGGGTTGGTAGTCTATCTGACCAGCTTAAACTCTCACAAGAGAGAGCAGAAGCATTTGCTGGCGGATTAGGCAAGATTGAAGCGTCAGGAACAGTCACAGCTACATCTTTAAACAAGCTAGAGAAACAAGCGCCTGGATTAGTCCAAGCGTTACAAAAAGCGTCTGGATTGTCAGAAAAAGCATTTTCAGACTTGCTTAACTCTGGCAAGATGACCTCTAAACAATTTAATGACATCTTAAAGTCTGCGGGCAAAAGCTACGAAGAGAACGCCAAAAAATACGGCAATACAGCTGAGGGTGCAAAGAAAAGAATCACGTTAGCGTGGGCGGACACTAAAAAAGCCCTTATGAAGCCCCTTGTAAACGTTGCTTCAACCGGTTTTAACCAATTAGCAAATGTCTTGCAGAATCCTGCTATCCAAAGCGGAGTAACAAAAATCGGTGAGGGTATTAGCAAGATTGCGCAACACGCTACGAACCTTTTAAATTACATAGCAGCACATCAGAAAGATGTATCTTCTATCGTTGGTAATTTGGTAGAAATCACGAAGTTATTCGCATTAGGCGTTTGGGAAGGCTTTAAAGCTACTGTCACTACTATAGCTGATGTCTTTAATGATTTAAGCGGTCATAGTGCCAAGGCTAAAGACCCGCTAAAAAGCGTATCTACTTTTTTAAAAGAGGTCGGTAAACACAAAAAAGCAATTGTCGCAGTTGGCAAAGCTTTTGCTTTTTACTTTATCGGGTCAAAGACAATAAAAGGGATTGCGTCTCTTAGTGCTAATGTTTTAAAATTTGGCAATACATTTGTGTCAACAATGAAAATGGTAGGAGCTGCAGCCGCCACAAACCCTGTCGGGGCTATATTAATAGGTGTTACTGCTTTAGTAGCAGGATTTACTTTGCTTTATAAGCACAACAAAAAGTTTAGAGATTTTTGTAACGGGATAGCAAGTGGTGCTAAAAAAGCATTTGACGACGTTGTTAAATTTGCAAAACATGCTTGGGACGCAACAACAAAAGCCTTTAAAGGCATTGTCAACTTTTTTAAAAAGGACTGGAAAGAGCTATTGCTTTTCATTGCCAATCCTATTGTCGGTGGTTTTGCGCTTATTTATAAGCACAATGCTAAATTTCGCAAGTTTGTGAATGACTTGCTCAAAAAAGCTTCAGACTTCGCCAAAGGTTTAGGTAAGTGGTTTGGGGATGCCTTTAAAAATGCTAAGAAAATCGTTGATAACGGCATCAAGGCTATAACAAAAGTCTTTAAAGCTGGTATTGATTTCTTTCGCAAAGACTGGAAGGAAGTCCTGCTTTTTATTGCTAATCCTATTGTTGGTGGTTTTGCGCTTGTTTATAAGCACAACAAGAAGTTCAAAGACTTTGTTGACAATATTTGGGAAACGGCCAAAGATTTCGGCAAGAACATGGTTGATGGTGCTAAGAAGAAAGTTGATGAGTTTACCAAACCAATCAGAACGGGGCTTGACAATTTGCATGACAAGTTTACGGATATTTTCGACAAAATCAAAAGCGGTTTTACGGATTTCTGGAACGGTCTCAAAAACCTAGCTGGCGACGGTATCAATGCAATTATCAAAATCCCAAATGATGGTATTGATGGTATCAATGGTCTGATTGCCGATTTTGGCGGTTCAAAGAACGCCATCGCTAAAATCCCTAAAGTCAAGTTTGCCGAAGGGACGGGAGTTTTTAGCGGATACCGCAATGCCATCACACGCCCGACGCTTGCCACCCTAAACGATGGTAATGACAGCCCTCATACAAACAATCAAGAGTTGGTTATCATGCCAAATGGTCAAGCGTTTATGCCCCAAGGACGTAACGCTCAGATGATTTTGCCAGCAGGCGCTGAGGTGTTAAATGCCCGTGAGACAGCTATGCTTCTAGGGTTATCGCAAGGCGCTTATGCCAAAGGTACAGGCTTCTGGTCTAAAGTTTGGAACACCGTGACGGATGTTGCAGGCAATGCATGGGACGGTATCAAGGATACTGTCTCTAAGTTCACTAAAATGTTGGAATTTATTGGTAGTGCTGTAACCGACCCAGTCGGAACACTAGCTAAAAAGTTCAACCCAAACTCTGACAAGCTAGATGGCATGTTTAATCCTTTAGGTAACGCCTTGTTCAAGACGCCAATCAAAGAAGCCCGAAATTGGTGGAAAGAGCTTTGGTCAATGGCTAAAAGCGCATCTGATGAAGCGTCGACGGTTGCTATGGGAGCTATGGGAGACGACTACCCAGCTCATTTAAAAGCTGGCGCTGTCTGGTCGAGTACCGACCCATGGGGCTATTTCGTCAAGGAGTGTGTCTCTTTCGTTGCTTCTCGTCTTAATAATTTGGGGGTTAACCCTGCTCTATTTAGCCACCTCGGCAATGGTAATCAGTGGGGCAGTGCACGAGTACCACATTTGAACAGACCTAAACCTGGGACAGTTGCTGTATATACTGGCGGGCCTGTATCAAGTAATCACGTTAGTTTTGTGACGTCTGTAGATGGTGATACATTTTCTGGGGAAGAGTATAACTGGTTAGGGCAACATGCTTACCACCAATATTCAAACAGACCAATCTCGAGCGCAGCTACATTCCTTGATTTTGGAGTGCGAGCACCAGGAACAAGCGGTGATGGTGATAAGGCTTTATCAGAAGCTAATTCGCCATTGCAAAAATTGATTAAGTCGCAGGTCGGAGGCATGTTCGACTGGATTAAGAAATTCCTAGGTTTTGAAAGTGGGACGGCTTCTGGACCTAACCCTCAAGGTACTGGTGTTGCACGTTGGCGAGATACTGTTATCAGAGCGCTTAAAGCGAATGGTTTACCAGCCACCGACCACCAAGTATCAAGTATGTTGCAGCTTATCCAACGTGAGTCAAATGGTGACCCGAATGTGAAAAACGGTTGGGACATCAATGCTCAAATGGGGAATCCATCTATTGGACTTACGCAGACGACTATCGGCACTTTCAACGCTAATGCTTTTCCGGGGCATAAGGACATTCGTAATGGGTATGACAATCTGCTAGCGTCAATTCATTACATTCTTGGGCGCTATGGTTCTTCGGATGCAGCCTTTACACGAGTTGCGAAATACGCCTATGCTAACGGTGGACTGGTGTCTCAACACGGCGTATATGAGCTAGCAGAGGGTAACATGCCAGAATATGTTATCCCAACGGATATTGCCAAACGTGGTAGAGCGTGGCAATTACTTACTGAAGCAGTGGCCCGTTTTGCTGGGGATTCCCCACAAGGCAACCACGATAACAGTTCAGACCAAGGGCGTGTGTCTATGCTTGAAAACAAGCTAGATGTCATGATTGACTTACTCGGTCAGTTAGTAACCAATGGAATGAATCCAGTTGAAATCAGAAACGTGATTGACGGTAGAAGCGTGTCAAACGGTCTTGCACCGTTCATGACAGAAGCAACAAACGATTACAAACGCAGACAAGCGTTTCTAGGAGGGAACATTATTTGATAGGAATGTCAGTACAATTTGACGGTAAGAACTTAACTGAATTATTCAATGAAGGGCAAGGACGTGCCGTTCCAGTGGATGTCACCAAAAATGTGGCATCAAATTTCAATAATAACTATCAAGACCAAGGGCGTAGGCGTTATGGTCAGCAATTCCTATATAGCACCTTGTCCGTCAAGCAGATTCAAGTATCATTTACCCTAATCGGTAATTACGACTACTTCAATACCATCGCTGAAACGCTAGGCGGGTATCTCAACATAGACAAGCCTAAACCATTGATTTTCGGCGATGAACCTAATAAGGTTTGGGAGGCTATCCCGTCTGGGCAAGCGTCCTTAACAGTGGACAAGAACACGGCACCGATTACCGCAACGGTAACGGTTACATTTGATGTTCCGAAAAGTTACGGTGAAAACAAGGCACAAGCCTTGGTAAGTAGTGACGGTGAAACCAAGTACGGCAGTATTAAGAAAGTGTCTACGGGACACTACAAGGCTACGCTAAAGAATTTCGGTACGGCTGAAACTTACCCAGATATCAAGTTAAAATTTAACTCAGAAAATAGCTGGGTTGGGATTGTGAAAAGTTCAAGTGAAAGCTATGAGATTGGCAATCCTAACGAAGCTGACATGCAAGATGTCAAAAAGTCTGAAATATTATTCGACTATGTTTCTAATAGCTGGATAACCAATGGTTTTGCAGTCGGAGTTAAAAACCAAGGACGGTTTAATGACACGCTACAAGATCTAAACGGTACTCTTGGAATAGATAACGCTTGGGGTAGACCGCATATCGCCTTAACCAACCGTGGTAGTGGTTCTAATCTCTTGCGCGGTAGTTCGATTACATGGGATATTCCAGCTGATAGCAACGGACAAAAAGGCTCGCTTTATGAATATTTCTGGTGGAGACAGATTTTTTGGTTAGGCGCTTCTAGTGAGTATGGATACATCAAAATTTCAGTAACGGATGCAAATGGAGCGTTTTTGTATGGTGTGGAAACCCTCAAGCATGTCAACGGTCTAGGGTGTGAGTATCGCTTCTTAGCCAGCGACGGTAACGGCAGTTATCGCACATTAGACCGCAAGCAATTTTGGGGAACTCATGTCATGACTCAAAACCCATTTAACGAGCCACAGGGTTGGTCCGATGTCCAGCGCTTTGATGATGTATTGCAATTCTATTGGCAGGGTTCTTATCCAAGATTTACCGTACCGGAAATCAAAGGTAAGAAGTCGGCTAGAATTAGTGTCGGTTTCTTCGGCATCGGAGATACTACAGTCGTTAGGCACATGTATCTTGATAGTTTTGTTTATCGAAAAGACTACATCAACAAAGAAGAAGATATCCCTAACCGTTTCCGTAAGGGTTCTATCCTTGAAATCGACATGGCTAAAGGCAAGACCCTAGTCGATAACTTGCCAGCATCTAACGAGCTAACTTACTTGTCTGAGCCGTTCAGCATTGGTACTGGTGAAACTGAAATCGACATCTACACGTCTAGTTGGACAAGAACTGACCCAACTATTGAAATTTCTTGGAAGGAGCGTTTTGTTTAATGCAAATTTGGATTCATGATAAGAATATGCGCAAGGTGTGCGCGTTGAATAATAACGTTCCCGGCATGTTGCCATATTCAAACAGTCAATGGCACACTTATCTTGAATACTCAACTAGTACGTTTGATTTCACGATACCTAAAATTGTGAACGGGAATTTGCACGAGGATATTAAATATATCAAGGATGATATGTTCGTGTCATTTTACTATGATAATTCCTATCACGTTTTCTATGTGTCTCAATTGGTTGAGAATGATATTAGCTTCCAAGTGACTTGTAACAATACCAATCTTGAGTTAGCACAAGAACAATCCGTTGCATTGAAAAGCGATACTGCTCAAAGTGTAGCGTGGTACTTACAACATCTTGATATTTTGGGATTCACCAACCTTGAAATCGGTGTTAATGAAATTTCCGACAAAACAAGGAAACTTGAATTTGAGCCACAAGAGACGAAACTTGCACAATTGCATAGTCTAATGTCTAAATTCGATGCTGAATTTTCATTCCGAACCGAACTGAATAGAGACGGTACAGTCAAGCATTTTATTATCGACATCTTTCAACAACCAGATGATAATCATCATGGTATTGGTAAAACTCGTGGGGATGTGGTGCTACATTATCAGAATGAGCTTAAAGGTGTTCAAGTCGCTAGTGATAAGACCCAACTGTTCAATGCTGGTGTATTCACTGGTGCGGATGGTATCAATCTTGAGAGTGTCGAGTTTGAGGAAAAGAATGAGTTAGGACAAGTAGAGTTTTACTCACGAAAAGGTAGTAGTTATGTGTTTGCTCCCCTATCTAGGGAACGCTACCCATCAACGATGAATCCGAACAATGCTGATAATTGGACACGTAAGGATTTCCAAACTGAATACAAGGATGTCAACGCCCTAAAAGGCTACGCATTACGTACCATTAAACAATACGCTTACCCATTATTAACTTACACCGTCGATGTCCATTCTAGTTTCGTTGAAAATTACAAAGATATCAATCTAGGTGATACTGTTAAGATTATCAATAATAATTTTAGAGGTGGTCTAGCCCTCGAAGCTCGTGTCACTGAAATGGTGGTTAGTTTTGACATGCCGTTGAATAACTCGGTTGTGTTCTCTAACTACCGTAAAATCGAGAATAAACCGTCAGGCAGTTTGCAACAACGAATTGATGAAATCGTAGCTAGAGCCTTGCCATACCGTGTCGAGATCACAACAACCAACGGTACGGTATTTAAAAACGGCGTTGGTCGCTCAACAGTTCGACCAGTCTTGAAACAAGGTGATAAAACCGTTAACGCTACATGGCGTTTCGTGATTGACGGTACTATAAAATACGTGGGTATGACCTACGACGTAGTAGCATCACAGATTACTCAACCAACAGCCTTGACGGTTTCGGCGTGGGTAGATAATAAAGAAGTGGCTTCAGAAGAAGTTACTTTTTTAAATGTCTCAGACGGCAGAAACGGCACCAAAGGCGATACCGGTCCTAAAGGCGACAAGGGCGAACGTGGTGACAGAGGTCTCATGGGCTTGCAAGGACCGAAAGGTGACCAAGGTATTCCCGGTGTTAAGGGTGCTGACGGTAAAACCCAGTACACCCACATTGCTTACGCTGATACCGTGTCTGGTAGTGGTTTTAGCCAAACCGACACTAATAGGGCGTTTATCGGCATGTACCAAGATTTCACTACTACGCATAGTCGGAATCCACAAGACTATCGCTGGTCTAAGTGGAAGGGTAGCGATGGACGGGATGGGATTCCGGGTAAAGCTGGAGCGGACGGACGAACACCTTACGTCCACTTTGCCTATGCAGACAGTGCCGATGGGCGAACAGGTTTCAGTCTGACACAAAACGGCAATAAGCGTTATTTGGGTGTGTGTACTAATTTCGATAGAACGGATAGCATTAACCCGGCTGATTATTCATGGAATGACACGGCTGGCAGTGTTTCGGTCGGTGGTGAAAACCTTATCCGTAACTCAGCGTTTCCAGAAAATCTGGATAATTGGGGCTATTGGGAAGTACCACAACCCAACTCTAATCTGTCCATTTCAAGCCATGGGTTTTACTACAATGGTTCGAAACCGATGTTTTTGTTAAAAACGGTATCTGTGTCACCATCCGCCACTGGTCGTTTTCCAGTTAAGCGAAACACTGATCACTCTCTTAATGTTTCTATTTTAGCTGGCGGTAATCTAAAAGGGATAGATATCTATTTCCTCGGACGCAAGTCAAATGAAACTAAAACTTTTAGCAAAGTAGTTAATATCAAACACTTTGACGGTTCGCCATCAGCTAGTAGCGTTTCTAAGTTTCACTTCACTTTCAACGCTGGAGAATGTGATGAAGGTTTCATCCGAATCGATAACACTGGTACTACTGACGGCAGTCAGTCAATGCTATTTTTCACCGAATTAGATTGTTACGAAGGTACAACTGACCGAGCGTGGCAAGCGTCGCCGAAAGACTTAGCTAGCCAGTTAGACAGCAAGGCTGACAGCTCATTGACACAAAGCCAGTTAAATCGACTGAATGAGATTAATTCAGTGATGAAATCGGAATTAGAAGCTAAGGCATCGCTTGATACACTCAATCAATGGGTGAAGGCTTATCAAGATTTCGTGAATGCAAATAACGCTAATAGGGCACAAGCCGAGAAGAATTTGGCTGATGCCAGTGCTCGTGTAGCAAAACTAGAGAACAACTTAAACGACATGTCTGAGCGTTGGAACTTTATCGATAGTTATATGACATCCTCTAACGAGGGGCTTGTCATTGGCAAAGCGGACAACTCTAGTTCTATGCTGTTCAGTCCGAGTGGTCGTATCTCAATGTTTTCTGCCGGGAACGAAGTGATGTATATCTCGCAAGGTGTGATTCACATCGAGAATGGTATTTTCTCAAAAACTATCCAAATTGGACGATATCGAGAAGAACAGGATTTCATCAATCCTGATAGGAACGTGATTAGATATGTGGGAGGTAGTTAATCATGGTAGAATTTTGGTCAAATAATGACCGTGGATATCGTATCAGGCTGTGGATTGACCAAGTTGGACAGAATATCCAAAACAACACAAGTGATGTCCGTATTCGATTGGCATTGCTTAACCAAGGCTGGACGTTTGCAAGCTATCAATGTTCTGGGTACGTTGATGGTTTTGGTCAACGAATTGACTATTCTGGAAGTCCAGCGATGTTTAACCGAAATTCGGAAATACAGTTGATTGATCGCACAATTACTGTTAGACACGCTGATGATGGGTCTGGTGCCTTCGGTGTACACGCTCACTTCAATGGTTCGGGTGGATACAGTCCCGGAAACCTAGACATCGGCAATCAAGGCATAACACTGACGACGATTCCAAGAGGAAGTTCAGTAAGTGTTTCAGAGGGATTCATTGGCAATCGAGTAGATATCACTATTGATAGGAAAATAGCTGGTGCCACGCATACACTACGCTACGCTTGGGGCAATAAGCAAGGTAAAATTGCCGACAACGTTGGGACATCGTTCAAGTGGACAATCCCAGCGGATTTCGCAAACGACATACCGGATGCAACAACTGGCCGAGGTACTATATATGTCGATACTTATGTAGATGGCAAATTGATTCAGACGCAGTCAGCGACACTAACAGCAAGGATTGTCACAAACAACGCGAAGCCGTCGTTCACTGGATTTACTTTAACGGACGCAAATGCAACGACTCAAAGGATAATTCCAGAGCCAACACATTTCGTGTCCATCATGTCGCTTGTGAAAGTCGCCTTCAACGGAGCACAAGCAAAAAGCGGAGCTACGATAGCTGGGTACTATGCTGAAATTGTTGGTGCCAGTAATTCCATTTCAACGAATGGTGGGGTATTCCGTGAGGTCGCTGTAAACAAAGACACTCAAATGACCTTGAGAGGGAGAGTTCAAGACTCTCGTGGGATTTGGTCTGATTGGAAAGAGGTTGAAATAACATTTCTATTCTATTTCAGCCCAACACTTAAATTTGAGGTTGCCAGAAGTGGCTCGAAATCAGATACACTAACCATTAAGAGATTTGCTAAAATAGCGCCACTAAGCGTTAATGGCGTTCAAAAAAATGCCATGAAGCTGACTTTTACAACAACCAAAGTTGGAACAAGCAATGTTGTTTCGGATAATGGGCAAGCTGGCGGTGAATGGTCAAGTATTTCTGAATTCAAGGCATCTAACGCAAATTTAGGCAAGGAATATCCTGCAGATACTTCGTTCGTAGTCACAGGAAAATTAGAGGATAGATTTTCAGTCTCAGAATTTCAAACTACAGTGCCGACCGATAAAATTATCATGTCCTATGACCGACAAGGCGTTGGTATTGGTAAGTATCGTGAAAATGGAGCACTTGATGTCGATGGATTGATTTATTCAGGCTCAAAACTAATCCAACACCACAAGCTTACAGAACCGAACGGTGCAGCGATTGATAACAAGGTAGATAACCTAAACGACTATAGAACCACTGGTTTTTTCTCGGCAATGAGTACGATGAAGAACTATCCTATCAGCAAACCTAAACCTACAGAGCAAGTAGGCTTACTAGAAGTAATAGAGGGCCTGGGTGGTATTCATCAATCGCTGACAACAAGTTCAGGTAGGTTCTTCAAGCGGACCCTAACGCAGAATACAGTTGGAGATTGGGTTGAGTTTGTGCAAACCAACAAACCCGCTGTAAAAAAAGAAATCCAAATTGGCTACGGGGTGAAAGCGAACCTTGTGCGCCAGTCGAACGTAGTAACTCTCAGCTTAATCAGAGACGTCTATCCCGTAGCTGAAGGCGAGTACAAGGGCTTAAGCGAGAAAATCCCTAGCGGATTCAAGCCTTGCGTCCCAACGCACTTGGTTGCCAACAAAAACGTAGCAAACTGGCATAAAGGCTGCGCAGTATGGCACCTCGAACAGAATGGAAACATGTATCTTTCAAACCAAAATTCAGAAAATGCAGTCTACACAGGGACAGTCACTTACATTACGGAAGATGAATATCCAATTGAAGAAGGATAAAGAAAGGAAAATAATATCATGTCACTTAAAATCACAAAACAACGCACGATCAATGCAGAATTTAACGTTGAAGAAGAAGGAGCTACAATCCTTGTTAAGCAAACATTTATCAGTGTAGATTCCAATGCGGTCTCTACAGTTCAAGAAAATCTTCTTAACGCTGAATTATACGCAAAACATCGTCAAGATATGCGTGCGGATGAGCGTGCTCTACGTGAGTTGCGTTACAAAGTGGAAGATGAAATTTTGGCAGAATCAACAACAGGAGCATAATCCATGCACAAACCAAATGGAATCTTTGGGATTTTCGATGTCGTCAAGCAATTCTACGAATACGGAATAGATGAACACATTTGGGTGTTTTTACTAATGCTTACCATAGCAGCAGACATCATTCTTGGTGTGTCCAGGGCTTGGGCTTATCATGAGTTGTCAAGCTCTAAATTTCGCAAGGGCCTTGTCAGCCATGCAGCTATGATTTTATTCGTTGCAATATTCTATCCATTTGCCGTTTTCATGAACCTTGGTGCTGTGGTAGATACCTTCATCTTCGCTATGATTGCAGCATACGTCTCTAGTATTTTAGCCAACTTGTCGTCTCTAGGCGTCGAAATTCCATATCTTGATAAGTATATTAGAAGAAATATTGATAAAGAGAAATTTATTTTAACATCAGAACCCAAGGAAGAAGAGGAGGAAACAGAAAATGATTAATTTTAAATTACGATTGCAAAACAAGGCTACTCTAGTAGCTCTTATCTCAGCAGTATTCTTAATGCTACAACAATTTGGGCTTGAAATCCCGCACAATATCCAAGAGGGTGTCAACACCTTCGTTGTGATTTTGGTAATCTTAGGTATCGTTACAGACCCTACTACCAAGGGGATTGCTGACAGCGAACAAGCATTGAATTACCACGAACCAAAACAGTAATAAAAAATAGAAAGGAGTGTTAAGC